GTCAGCCGTAGCGAACGTGATTGCGTCCTTGTGGTAGACCAAGTTCTGTGGATACTGGGTTGAAGCAGTTCCAACAAACGTGATAACCGCGCTGGTAGCCGGGAACGCATCAATGGTAGCCAAAGCATTTGCCGACGTATAAAGCGCCGGGGAAATTGCCAAGGTCATTGAAGTACCGGAGGTCACGCTGTTGGCAGCGGTCACAACGAACTGTTGAAGCGAACCAGTGGACTCACGGGTCTGTGGGTTGACTGCGTACACGCCAGCAATGGTAAAAACGTCGCCTTGGTTAACCGTTTTGGTTCCGCTAGTAAACGTGATGGCGAGGGTCGATTGACCTTCGGCAAACGTGGCGCTTGCGGAAACAATTGGCGAAACAGGGAAGTTACCCGTGGTGTGCTGCTTGATCGACTGAGACATATTGATCTCGTCGTAGCCCAACACGCCCGTGCCCATCATGCCGTTCTTGAACTGTTTGCTGATGGTTTCGGTTGGGTTGAACAGACCTTTCAAGCCTTCGACCAGACCAGCGTTGGCAGCGGGGTTAACCGTTGCATAACGTGGGTTCATAACAGCAGCGTTTTCGTTCAGTTTCTGTTGAGCTTGCAACAGAACCAGCGAAGAAGCTGGAGTCGTTCCGGGTGTACCAACGGTGTTACCGATTGCTTTGTACGCATTAGCAACGTCAGCGTCAATGCTGGAGGCCAACTGCGAGATACGCGGCTTGAGAACGCGCTCTGCGAAGTCATCCAACTGCATGGTCAGTTCGGCAGAAGTAAAGTTCACGCCGATGTGCTTCTGGGTCGAAACGGTCAGAGTGGTGAACTGCTCGTTGTCGTCCTGAACTTGCAGGGCAGCACCGTCAGTCACAAGCGCACGGTCGGGCAGACGAATACGCAGGGTCGAACCGATCTTAGCGCCTTCAACAGCGAAAGAATCGTCGTACTGGCGGTTGACGTTACGGGTAAGAACCAGATTGTTTTCCAAGATCTCCAGGGCCTTCCTGGTGATCATGTCAATCGTAAGAATGCTATTTGACATGGTAATTCCTAAAAGAAGTTAGCGATTCTGAGCTTGCCACTTCTTAGTCTGGCGCAGCCTTTCTGCTTCAATCCATTCCGATGCAGTCATGGTCTTGGTTGACCGAGGATCGGTCGTGTCATAACTCGGATTGCCTGAAGTTCTGGCGTTTACTGGACTAATCGGTGCGGGCGCGGACGTAGTACGTTTGACCGGGACATCGTTGGCTATTTTAGCCTCAATGCGTCCAATCTCCTTTGCTTGCAAAATCGGGCTAAGACGGGAAATGCGATCTGTCTCTTTTGGATTGGACCCGAGGTAGTAAGCTACATCAGGGCCAGCATCAGAGGCTTGAATCGCTTGCGCCATCACGGTTGTGATCTTAAGAGTCGGGTTATACGCGACTTGTTCAAAGTCATCGTACTTGGTCCGAGCCTCTTCTTCACGCTCGTGATATGCCTCAAGAATCTCCGTCTGTTGGCGATGCTGTTCGCGCTGCTCAATTAGCTTGATTGCCTTGGCTTCTGCATACGCATCAACCGAATCAAATTGATCTACAGGCGGGACATCAACGGCAACGGGCGGCGGTGCTTGACGCTCACGCTCCCACTTTCGCTGTTCTCTTGCGAGACGTTTCTGGATTGCTGCATCAAGTTCCTCTTGCGAGAATGTCTTGGGCGCAACTTCCGGCGTATCTACAGGTTCTGGGGCCGCCGTGGCTTCCAGTTCCGGCGCGGGCGCTACTTCCGCTTCAGTCGCTACTACTTCTTCGGTCATTTTGAATCCTGAGATTCCCTGGTGAACCGCGCCAGTACGGGTATCTTACATTAAGAAATTCTGAGGAACAAGGTAGGACTTGAACCGTTGTCGGTAAAGCCCATGCAACGCCATGTTCCGGGCAATGTTGTTGAGTAAGTAACGAGGTTGTAGGTTCCAGATGGAATTAAATACGAACCTGAAATGTCGTTGCCGGGGAAAATGGTCCCAAAGGGGAAAGACGTTGCGCGAGCAAAACAATACGTCCCAACAACAAATGCCGTTGTTGGCCCCGCGCTTGGTGCGCTTGTCCAAGTTGTGCCGTCGCTCACCAATACGTTTCCAGCCGTTCCGGGCGCAACAAGTTGCACCGCACTTGTGCCGTTGCCAAGAACAACAGAGTTGGCGGTTAGCGTACTTGTACCAGTACCGCCGCTAGATACCGGGACAGGCGTACCAGAGTAAGTAAGCGCCAAGGTTCCGGTTGAAGTGACTGGACTGCCGGTAACGGTAAATGCTGCCGGAGCAGTTAGCGCAACCGATGTAACACCGCTGCCGCCGCTAGCCGTAGCAGACAATGTGCCGCCAACAAAACTGAGGTTAGACCCAACCACTACGTTACTAAACCCACCGCTGCCGTTACCGGACAAAAGCGATGTGCCGGTGGTCAGGCCGCTAACGCTGCCGATGCCTGGGATGTCATCGTAGGTGGCAATTGTGACGCCGCCAGAGTCTTTCAAGACAAACTTGTACGTCAGCGTGGACGTTAGCCACACCTCGTTATCCAGTCGCCCTGCTGAGTTCAGCACGATTGGATTGCTGTTAGCTGTTGTGCCAGCAGCAGTCGTGTAGGTAGCCAGCGGTGTAGTTGTACCAGCCGAATAGGTGTACAACAAACCGCCCGCGAGCGGAACGCCGCTATTACTAAAGAACTGCTGTGCAGCCCCCGCTACGGGCGATAAGTTAACTGGCATTTATTTTACCTGCGCTTGATACGCTGCCACAACCTCTGGGGTCCACGCTGCGTTACAGATCGCCACTACATTGTCAGGAATGCCGGTCAAATCCTGTCCGGGAGTCAGGCTTGAACGGTGGTAGGTCTTGGACAATTCCACGCCATCTTCAAGGATGCGCGTAGCTTCACGGAATAGGACGATGCCGTTCTCGGTGACTGTGATCTGGTCGATCTTGACTTCTTTCGTAAGCATAAGATTTCCTTGTGTCTGACTACACTAATCCGGTGTAGTTAAGTGTTGTAGGTAAACGAAAAAATAATACCGCCGTTTGATCCATTCCAATTAGTACCCTGCAACTGACTTGTACCAGTTGTTGCATTCCAAACACGCAAATCAAGATACGCATTTCCCGGTCCAGCGTAAACCCCAACAGATTGACCAGCTGTAATTATAAGATTTTGGCCATATCCAACAGCTACCGCGCCATACATATTAGAGCCAATGTTAAATGGAAGCCCAGTAATTCTTAAATTACCTGACACAGACCCAAGGGATGTCGTTGTTACAAACGCAAAAAGGCTTACTTGAGATCCTATTTTTACATACCTCCCAACAGTGCCTGTCATTGTTGCGTTGTTAGTTCCGTCACTAAGTACTGGAGTCCAAGTTCCTTCTTCGTAATCGTCTAGCGTATTAACGTCAGAGGATGCCGATTGTGTAGCTGGGAAAGTAACCCCCGACCCGCTTGTGCTTGGTGTTGCCCCGCCCACGCCGATAGTCGTTGACGCTGTGACCCGCGTCCCGTCAGTCGTAAACCCTGAAATGCCACCAAACGCGCTGGAGTTGTTGTATTGAACTTGAGTGTTTGATCCCCCCGGAGACCCACCACCAGCCGTCGCCCAACTCATCACACCAGCAGTCGTAGCTGTAAGAGCCTGACCGTTAGCCGTTGGCTGAGCCGTAGGCAGCGTATAAGACTGAGTGCCAGCAACAGCGGGGGCAGTCAAAGAAACCGATCCAGAAGTCGAACCAAGCAAAGCCAAACTGCTAGTCAAACTAACAATCTGCGCGCTGCTGATTGTCATCGCAGTTGTCGTGCCGTTGGTCTGCAACACCAAGTTGCCAGTCGTATCACCAGTCTGCTTCAGCGCGGTATTACTGGTCGTGCCAGCGGAAATCGTACTCATTGTTGCACCACCCAAGAGGTTGTTGGTTCGTCCCAGTAATAACGCTGGTCATCAGTAGGCATTGGCGTTGGAGCATCCCACAGGCAAGTAGACTCGTTCAAAGTCCAAGACGGAAACGGTTGTGGCGGGATGAAGGCATCGCGGGTTGCATCATAGGTGTATCCGATGCCAGCGTAGTTTTTGCGGATGCTGCCGTTGTAACTGGTCTGTTTCCAGTTGGCATTTTCACCAAACAAATCTACAAGAAACTTAATACCCTTAGCTTCAGATTCAACACCGTCTTGAAACAATTCATTGTTGTGAACAACGTGAACTTCAAGCACAACATTGTTTTCATCAAGTTTTGCAAAATGTGCCATGTTATGCCTCAGAACGTGATTGAACCGTCAGCGGTAAACGTGTAATAACGATATCCGCCGGTATTGGTAATGGTTGGAGATCCAGTTGTTGATGCCGCAACTGGATAAGTATTTGCATAACGGATAATTACAACGCCAGAGCTACCGTTTCCAGATGTAGGTCCTGCTCCGGAAGAACCGGCCCCGCCGCCGCCGCCGCCAGTATTTGCATTTGGAGCATTTGAACCGTTTGATGAGACACTTCCTCCTGCTCCGCCAACTCCTGAACCTCCAGAACCTCCTGCATTACCGTTTGCTCCACCGCCACCGCCACCGGCATAGAATGTTCCTAAACTATTCCAATTAAGTCCTATACCGCCATTTCCTCCTACACCACCACTTGCAGCAGATCCAGCAGCACCAGCGCCGCCCCCGCCACCCGCTGCGCCGAATGTAGAGTCTCCGGTTCCACCAGCATTTCCTTGACCACTAGTTGCAGATCCTCCTGCACCAGATGTCAAACAACCACCACCGCCAGAACCTCCGGACAGACCAGTTATAAGCGTGCCTCCGGGTTGCGTACCACCGCCACCACCGCCAACTGCACCAGTTGAACCATTAACTAAAGTACCAAACTTTGAATTAGTACCACTACCACCTCGGACGGCGCTGCTGCTGCCAGAACCACTACCACCAATTGTGATTGAATACGGAGTGCTAGCAGCAACACTTACTGTTCCTGTTAAATACCCGCCTGCGCCTCCACCTCCGCCAGACGTATTGCCACCGCCTCCACCGCCGCCAGCAACAACAAGATATTCAACAGATGGAGTTGCGGCAGCAGCAGGAGGTTTCCCACCCAACACAGCAAGCATAATCCCACTCATGACACGTTGCCCGTCAGAACGCAAGTGGTGGCAGAACTAAACAGGACGGTGCAAACACCGCGAATCGCAAGTGTGGCTGACGTTACAACCGTGTTTGAACCGGCAATGTAAGCCGTTGGTGCAGAACAGGTAATCGTCGCGGTCGACGACGTGTTGTTGTAGATCGTTACCAGATCACCATCGCTAAACACCGACGTTGGGATAACGATTGCGCCGGACGTTCCCAACTGAACGTACTTGCCAACGTCTCCGACCGCCAACGTGTAGCTGGCCGTCTTGGTCCCAACCGGGGGAGCGTTGAGGTAGCCAAGCGTCACCGCATCCGTAGATGGCAGCGTCTGGGTAAGTGTGCTTGCGGTATTGGCCGATTGCAGCGTGACCGTTCCAGCCCCACTAGCATTGCCTTGAAGTTTGATGTTAGACATTTCTAATCCTTAAGCTAAAACGGTCCAAGTCTGACCAGAAGGGATAGTGACAGCGAAGCCGGTTGCAACTGCCACCGGACCGGCGCTCAAACCATTTGAGCCAGTAGTGATCGTGTAATTCTGACTAATTGTCTGATAAGACTCAAGCAATGGGCCACCGCCACCGCCGCCCGTTGACGCAATAGTAATTGAACCAGCGCTATTTGTAATGGTGACGTTCGTACCAGCGGTCAATGTTGCCTTGGTTAGCGTATTGCCCGTGCTATTTCCAATCAACAACTGACCGTCTGTATAAGTAGTCTGACCAGTTCCACCACTTGATACTGCAAGCGTTGAAGACAAGCCAGCGGCAGTCCCGGTTGTGTTCTGGTTTAATGTTGGAATGTCAGCGGAAACAAGTGCGCGAAAACTTGGGACTCCAGCAGTACCGTTAGGCGCAGCTAAAACTTGGTTGGCCGTTTTGCTTGCATATGGGTTTTGGGTATCGCCATATCCAGATGCCAAACTAATTGCTGGAGTTGCGCCTCCACTAGATGCAACTGGAGAAGTTCCGGTAACACTAGTAACCGTACCCCCGCTAGCGTAAGCAAGCGAGTTCCAAGCGGTCGTACCGTCACCAAACTTTTGTTTTCTGGTGTCGTTTTCAATGCCAACCTCGCCAGCGGCGAGAACTGGGTTGGCACTAGTCCATTGTGCGGCAGTACCGTTTCTGATCTGAATTTGCACCGGCATTATGGTGTTCCCCCGTCAATTGGCGATATGGCAGCATAACTGGAAGATGGTGTGCCGCCATCAAGATTTGGACTTCCACCGCCGCCAGAATATTGTGGAATGTTAAGCGTGTTACCAACAAACGTAGCCGCGCCGCTAGTTCCAGTTGTAGTCAGCGTAATCGGTGCTTGGTAATCTGTACCGGCAACAGCCGCGCTAAACGCGCTTGTGCCGCTGCCTTTTACAATTCCGGTAAGCGTCGTTGCGCCCGTGCCTCCACTTCCGACCCCTAACGTGCCCGCAAGCGTAATTGCACCGCCCGTAGATGAGCTAGGCGTTAGACCAGATAGACTAGTTTGGAATGACGTTACACCACCCGTTGCCGCTTGCCACGTTGCGGTTGTGCCGGTAGACGTTAAAACATAACCAACCGTACCAATCCCCAACCGACTGGACGCATTGGTCCCGGTTCCAATAATAATGTCGCCAGTCGTTGTAATTGGCGACAGCGCATTGAAAGCGTTGGCTTTGGTGTTCTGACCCGTACCGCCGTTGGCAATCGCAACCGTTCCGGTCACGTTAGCCGCGTTACCCGTTGTGTTCTGGTTCAGCGTTGGTACATCTGCCGCTTGAATCGTAGACATCGACACGTTTGTGCCGTTGCCACGCAGAAACGATCCAGACGTTGTAGCACCAGCCAGCGCGTTAATTGCAGCCTGTTGCGAGCTTGCTCCCGTACCGCCGTTAACAATTGCGACCGTGCCAGACGTAATCTGCGAACCGGAGATTGCAATGTTGGTGTTTGCCGCTGCCGTTAGCTGGCCGCGAGAGTTGACCGAATATGTGGGGACTTGCGAGCCGCTACCGTAACTACCAGCCGCAACAGCGGTGTTAGAAACAAGGAATTGATTGCCAGCTAACGACAGCCCCGCACCAGCCGTGTACGCAGTAGCGCCAGACGCAAACTGCGAGAACACCAAGCTCGTCGTGCCAACCGTAATTGGCAACGCAGTTGTCTGCACCCATGAGGTGTTGGTGTTAACCGTCCCGGCAGTAATCAGGAAGTAGTTACCAGCATTGATCTGGTTGTAACCGCTACCCGACGTATTCATGTCGGTAGCACGAGTCAGCAAAAATGGGGTAGACCCATCACCAACCGTAGTTACAGTATAAACTCCGTTCTGTAGCGCAGATGCTTGATCTTTAACGAGAATTCGGTTGCCAACGCTAGGCGTAACAGAGTCAACCGTCAGCGCACCGTTAGCCGTTGCGGTCAACGTAGCGCCAACACCAGAAGAGCCGTTGCTATACGTTACCGTTGGCAGAGCAGCAGTCGTTGCTAGGTTACAGGCTGCGTGAAACGTCAAACCAGCGGCAATCGAGTCAACGTAGGTCTTGTTGACCAGATCGTTGGCGCTGCTTGGTGCGGTAGTAATCTGACCAGTTGACGTTGTAAACGTCGTAAATGCACCTGTAGACGGCGTGGTAGCCCCTACAGACATATTGTTGATCGTGCCGCCGGTAAACGCACCACCAGTAACTGTTTTGCCTGTAAAAGTCAGCGCAGAGGGCAACGACAGCGTAACCGTTGACGATCCGCTAGCCGTAATCTCGTTAGCAGTTCCGCTAACGCTTGTAACCGTAGACGTACCAGCCGACGCGGCAGTAATGCGTCCGTATGCGTCAACCGTCAGGTTGGTGTTGGTGTAGCTACCGGGGGCAACTGTAGTTGCCGCCAAGCTAATCGTGCCGCTGGTGGTAATCGGGCCACCAGACAGGCCAGCGCCCGTAGCGATGCTGGTAACCGTACCAGACCCGCCGCCACCAATAGCACTAACCGCAACCTGCTTGGTTACACCGCTTTGGACAATAGGAACGACTTCAGTACCCGCGAGCGGGGTAGTCGCCGCCGGTAAACCTGTAATCGTCGTATTTGCCATGCTTTACTCGAAAAACACCGTTGCAGCGACAGTTCCGCTGATCACAATGTACAGACCAGAACTGAAGTACACACCGCCTTCGTCGCCGGTAAACGTGTAGCTGGTCGCACCCGTTGGCGTAAACACACCAACAATCGTATCAGTTGTGGTCGCCGCCGCGCTGTTGTACACCGTAATCGTTGGCGTTGAACTAGCCGCAGACACAAAGATGCCCTTGAGCTTACCGGCCATCGGCTTGACGTTGGCCGTTGCGGTTAGATACCTATAAGTCGAAGCCATAATTACCTCACGCCAAAAAGCGCAGTTTGTAGAGGGTTCTCAGATAAATTTCAATGATGTTGTCGATCAATTGCTGCAAAGACATATCTGTCTTGTCCACAACCTCGTACCGACAAGCCTCAATTTCCTTCAGTTGCTCTTCCAAGAATTCCACGATATTAGTCGTTTTCTTGGCCGTCATCAACGTAATTGGCCCAATCAGACCGTGCCGACCCTGGTAGGTTTCGGCAAAATCATCTGCCGCTTCAATGATCAACTCGTAAAACTTCTGCAACGCCTTGTGCTTGCTGTAACTGCGGGTGTTCAGATGTACGCTATGGGCTACATCACGCCCCAAGAATAACATCCCCATAAAATCGGCGGCTTTCATTGCATCATCCCTTGCTCAGGCATCATTTGCTCGGGCATCATTTCCATTTGTGCAGGTTCTTCGCGCATTTCTGGCATCAGCATACTCTGTGATTCCATTGCCGCAGCCACCACGCCCATCGCAATATCTTGGATCTGCTCTTCAGTCATACCCGACTGAACGGCGCTAATACGCTGCGTCTCAGCTTGGTACGCCTTGATCTTAGCCTCAAAGTCCTTGCGCTCCATGTCCTGCGCTTCCATCGACTTGCCGACATTCTGCAACATCTGGTGCAACTGATCCAGTTCTGCCGCCATTGCTTGCATCTGCTGGTTGGCAGCTTGCAGAGCCGGATTGTCCTCGGCGTCACCCATGAGTTTGGGGTCAATCGTCTTGGCAAAGCGTTTTGCCATTTCCTGCGCCCCAGGCCAGTCCATATTTTTGACGAACAAGTCGCCAGCGACCGCCCACAACTGCGGATTACCCTGCAACAGTTGCGCCATCGCTTCAAGAGCCTCTTGGCGCTTGGTAGCGTAGCCCGGACCCGTTGCAACCACTACGTCGTACTTGCCAACAGACGGGTTGTAGATCTTGTCGATCACAATCCCATCTTGATTCTGGATCTTACGCACCGGCTCGGCTTGCATCGGGTCAATCTTGACCATCTTCGTCTCGCCATCAATCCCGATAATGCGGGCGATGCGCTGCGTGTCGTAAATCTTGGGGATTAGGTCAACCAACTGCCGACCAACGTACCGTACAGCTCGTGCTAGGTTGTCTTGGTAGTGGTAAGTACCAACGTCACCCTCACGCTGGCGAGCCAAGATAGCCCTGCCAGAACGCTCGTTAGATGTCATGCCCAACGAGGCGTTGTACTGCCCAGTTGAAGACTTGATGTCCTCGGAAGCACCAACTTTGGCTTGCAACAAGCCAGATGAGGCCATTGGCGGCTGCGCCCGTTGGGGCAGCGGCAATATTGCGCCTTGACCGTCCGTTACATCTGGGTTGACCTCCAAATACGGCCAGTTATTCGTGTTGGCGGTCTTCCACTGGGTCTCGTACCCCTCAAACTGACCGCCGTAACCAATAAATGGGGCTTTTGGAGCCAGCGCCAGCATCTCTGCCTCTTGGCTAGTCCAGTAGTTGTACATCCGCTGGGCATCTTTGGCGTTACGCACTAGCCCGCTGATGTAAATGCGGCCCTCAACCTCGTATTCGTTGCCAATCACCCGCACAACAGGGATGCAACTACCGGCCCATTCCTGCTTTTCAAGGATTTCGTAGCCGTTTATCTTTGTCCAACAAATCTTCTTGCGATCCGCTTGGCGTGACTTCTTAGGCTTGCCGTAAACCGCCCGCAACTCTTTGTCTTCCGGCGTTCCTTGGAACGCAGTCACGTTGCCAGGATACAAATTCAACGTCTGCGTGTCGTATTCGCAGTAAAAATACTCAGCAATACGGATCGTATCCGTATTTAACCACTGACTCAGGTTCTGATCCCCTACACCCAACGTCTCAAGGGTAGACAAGGGCGATGCGTTGGGGAAAAGCCGTGCGTATTCGGCTTTAGACAAGTCCTCGGTGATAAAACACCACTCGGCATCGCTGCCGCACGGGTCTTGAATCAGCGGGTCCATGTAGACGCTGAAACTATTGCGGACGCGGGCAATCTTGATGTCTTGATCAAACGTATTGTCGTCGCAATACTCGGTCAGAATCCGAATGTACCCTTCGCCGTAGGCGACTTGGTTCTCGCAAGCCGTGTCGTAGGCCACATCGGCATCCGAGATGTACTCGATATGCCGAATCATGCCGTTGAAAATCTCGGCAACTTCAACGTCAGCGTTGTCATCTACTGGAATGACCTTGACGCTAGGCCGGTTCTGGCGCTGATCGTTGGTAATCTGATGTACGTGCTGCGGCAGCTTGTTAATTGTCAAGCATGGCCGCGCATTGATCGTCTGACCCTGCACCGCACCACGGGTCGCCAGCACATCGGCGGGCCACTGCCACTGGTTATCAGGACTACCCGCGTAAAACCGCAGGTCGTCTAGCTCGTCTTCCCTGCTCTCCGAGTACGCCGAGATTGCCATTGACAGGCGATCTCGTGCCGTTGACAGCACATCCGAGTCGCTCTTAAGTGGTTTGCCACCCAATGCGACGTTGCCAACAGCGTTAATCCCGGTGTAATCAGCCATTAACACTTCCAGCGTTTAAGTGACGCTTTAGCCCGCTCGGCATCGCCAGAAGCATGGGCTACAACGCCTTCCATTCTAGCGCAAAAGCTGGACTTCCGGCCCTTATCCGCTTCCGTCTTGGGATTTGGCGCTGGTGCTTTCAAGTGACTACCAGTTTCCCGATTGTACTTCTCGCGCCCTTTAGCGGTCAGTCCAGCACCCTGTTTAACTGGCAACTTCTCACCACGCCCAACCGATAGCGACACGCCTTTCTTCATTTCTTCTTGGCAGTCTTCGCAGACTCTTTGAAGTCTTTAGCGGTTGGCGCATTTTTGCTGCCAACCTTGTTCATCTTCTCGCCAGAACCAGCTTTGATGCGTTCCTGTTTGGCGTGGATATTAGCGTAAAGCCCTGGTTTGCTCATTTCTTTGCCGCCGCGCGTTTGGTTGCATATGCAATTGCGACTGCTTGTTTGACCGGCTTACCGGCCTTTACTTCAGTCTTGATGTTTTCTTTGAACGCTTTAGGAGAAGCAGACTTTTTAAGCATTTATGCACCCATCCAAGATCCAGACATTGTAGCCCTATTGGAAACAATCGTACGCGCTTTTTCTGTGTACTCACGGTGCGCTACAGGATAAGCAAAGGTCACTGCCAGCGCGTCGGCTGCGTCAGGCGATGCCAACCCTCTAGACTTCATCTCTTTCTTGCCTTCCAGAAAGATCGTACCCGCTGAGTTGGGCTTTTTCATCGGCCCAACCAGATCATCCTTGAGCATCTTGTCCTGCGGGATGCTGGCGGTCTTTAACCACTCGCGCATCGCGCCCCACATCTCAGCCCGCTTGTTACCCCACATTACGGGGTTCTTGGCTTTCCAACCAAAGTTGACCCCTCGCACCTTATACCGTTGCTCGTTTAGCCTGTCAAGTATACCGTAGCCCAAACCGCCTTCGTCTATTACAGTCAACGTCGGTTTAAACTCATCAATCGCGTCAATGACACGACCAACAATTGACATCGTATCTTCGCCCTTGTACCGCTTGATTGCCACAATGTCTCGGCCACGTCTGACAACGATGACTGTACTGTCCAAACCACCGCGCGCCGGATCGACCCCTATTACTATAGGCGCGGTCTCGTCTTTGTACTTAGGCCGCTTAAATGCGTCCTCGACAATCATTGGCGATATGAACTGATCCTCACCCGCGCTTGGGAAGTCACCGTACACCTCTACGCGCGCCTGGATCGAATCCTCGCCGTACTCCGCAATGATCTGCTCGTAGACCTGCTTGTCCGTCCCCTCGACCGTGCGCGCATCTATCTGGCGCGTCTGCCAGAAATCACGCTTACTATTAAACGTCTCGAAAAAGTACCCGCTGTTGCGCCGTGGGTTGCTAAACGCAAACCAGTAGCGGTCAAGAATGTTTTCTGTAAAGAAGCCAGCACCGACTGACCAGATCGCGTCGGCGATACCCGACGCCTCGTCAAAGATCAACATCATCCCGTCGTGGTTGTGTACCCCCGCGTAAGCGTCGGGGTTCTCTTCACTCCACAGCTTGCCTTCCGCTGCCCAGTACCGCGTCCCTTTCTTTAAGTCGCGCTCGACCAGTTCGGTCAGCCATTGCGCCGGTACGATCTTAGTCGCGCTGATCTCCCACCAATGGGAGTTGATGATCATCGCTTGCCACTTGGTCAGTTCGCCCCAAGTGACGGAGCGCAACTGCGCCTCGCTGTTGGCACTCACAATAACCGTCGAGCCGATCCGCGTGGACAACATCCACAGGATCAGCCAACTCACTAGCGCAGACTTGCCAATACCCCGTCCGCTGGACACCGCTTCGCGCAGCGTGTCCATGTTGACCTTACCCTCGTTAACTTTGATGTGCTTACTAATGTCGCGCAGTATTTCGCGCTGCCATTTGCGCGGTCCGCTGAATTTAGCTAACGGTGTGTTGGGTTGGCCCCAAGGAAACGCGAACAGTACAAACGCTTCAGGATCGTTCGCTATTGCGGGTGACCACAACCGCGTCATCAACGTCTGCTCTTCGGCTGATGTATAGATCGTT